TCTGCTAGTAGGATTTAAGTCTTTTAGTTTGGTAAATGAAGCACCAGCGACATAGCCTTTGGTCCTATTAGCTCGTTTAGGAGTAAATAATGGTCCGCTAACGAAAGGGTGCCTGTTTCGTAATATCTCACAAGTTTCTTCATACTCTTGTCTGAGAGCAGATTCAAGTTCCCGTGCAGCTGGCTCATCAAAAAACCATCCATGATTCTCTTGTTCAGTAAGTATATGTGCTACCTGATGCTCTAATTTGAGCCAGTCAGGTAAGGGTGGAAGTGGTCGCATAACTTCTCTGTAACTTTAACGTCTTGTATACAATAATCTTGCATTTCTTGAGACCATTGTTTCCAGTCTGTGTCTTTAGCAAAGTCACCTTTGTAGACACCTAATCTGTAGCCATAAGACTCAAGAGAATGTCTTCCATATAATTTCGTTGGCATGTTTTTCCATGCATTCTTTTTATCTATATCGAGTAAATTCGGATGATATAAGCGAGATAAGAGAAGAGTATCAACAATGGTACCGCGAGGATTAAACCAAGGGTATAGCTGGCGTATAAAAGGTATGTCAAAGCCAATAATATTATGCCCAACAATAACATCAGCAACCTCCAACCATCCAAGAGCAGTCGTGATAGAGTAGTTACTACCCATCGGAAGTTCTTTGGCTGATTTTGAGTATGGTTCATCGTTAAATGCTTCCGTGCGGGAATCTTCGACCCAGTGTAAGGCAATACAATGTATTCTGGGATCCTCTTTTGTGAATGATAAACCATTAGTTTCTAGATCGAATACTATTGTGTGATTTCCAGTCGTAGGTTTTGTCGATAAATTTTGCACGTTTTACTGCTTCTTTACTAGGTGGGTTAGGTCTATTTAATTGTAAACTATCTTCTCCGTAATACTCTAATAATGCTGTGTTTTTATAATTATATTTATACCAAGGGTGAATATATTCACTTCCTTCAAAAATCCGTGGCTGGATTGAAAATTGGTGGTTTCTCAGTTTCATGATCTGTAAATCTCGAAGTGTTTAAATCAAATTTTATTTTTCCAGCGAAGCCAGTCTCACCAGAATAACGGTTCTTAATGATTCTAAGAGTCGCAATGTCTCGTTCAGTTTCACTTTGTTGGTTTCGTTCGATGCCGATAACTTGATCTGATAATTGAGCAATTCCCGCAGATCCTCTGAGCTGACTAAGGGACACTTTACCTCCCTCTTCGTGCGAAGTCCTATCATTGCTTCTTCGTAGGTGTGATACTAAAAATAGTGATATACCAGTTCGTTCTACTAATGACCTTAATCTAGTCATAGTGATATCTATAGTTCGCCTTTCGTCTCCATCAAGACCACTTAAGAGTATGGATAAGTGATCAAGGAATATAATACGACACTCCAATCCACTGGCAAGGTATTCGATCCGATTGTAAATAAGCTGCGGGTCAAAAGAACCAAAGCCGTCAAAAAGGTAAAGGTTCCAATTAGCAAGGGTATTATGAAAATACTCTTCGAGTTCTGATTGGTCATGTTCTTCTAAGTTTAAGTTTTTACCTAATGCAGTAGACATTAATCCCAATGCTGTTCTTCTATTTGATTCCTCAAGTGCCAAGTACCCGACCCTTTCTCCTTTGGAGAGTAAGTTAACTGCAAGTTGACGACAGAACGTGGATTTGCCTTGTCCAGATCCAGAAGTAATTGTTGTAAGCTCCTGATACCTAATTCCGTGCAGTTTATCTTGTAATCCTCTGAATGGGTAGTCATGTTCTGATGGTGGTAATGGTGTAGTAATTAATTTCTGTAAGGATTTACCTTCTATTATACCATCAGGTCTGTAAGGTTTAGCGTCCCAAATGGCTTTTCTTACCGCATCTGGTTCTTTATCCTGCAACGCATCCGACGGATCCTTGTAAGACTCCAGACGGGCGATTTTAACTTTACCTGCGGGTAATATCCCCGCCGCTTCCTCGGCAGCCTTACGACCTGGCTCGTCACCATCGAAGAATAATACAATTTCCTCATACCCCTGGAATAAGGGTAACTGTTTTTGTAAGTCCTTCTTAGCTGACGCTGCGCCATGTGGTAAAGAAACCATAGGCCAGTTAGGCATCGCTTCATAGCAGCTAGCAGCATCTAATTCACCTTCAGTAACAACAATACGCTTACCAGTTGTAGGAAATAAATGCTGACCAAATAAAGTATCAGTGGTTGATCCTTCATAAGTAAATACCTTCTGTTTATTTTTTATTTTGAATCCAGCAAGAACTCCATCGCTTGTAAAATATGGGAAGCGTAATGTGTTTCCGTCTCTGTTAATTCTATACTTTTTGCAAGTAGCTTCAGAGATTCCTCTTTTGTGTAGTCTCTCTGGTTCTCCTTTAAAATTGACATTTGTCATTGTCCGTGGTGATTGTGAAAGATTTATACCCTCTGCGGGTGTGTAAGTTTGGCATGAGAAACAAAAGTAGTGACCGTCAGAATACAATGAGTTTGCATCTGACGATCCGCAATTATTGCAAGGCTCATGTCTTACAAATTCTGCGTCCATTAGACTAACCAATCTATTGGTAGTGAGTGGTAAGCACACCAAGGGATGTTATGTTTATCACACCACTTAGCATACGTTGTCTTAGAGCTTTTAGAGATTTTATTATAAGGTGATTGAAATACCATCCTTAAATCTATATCTGGATTGTCTCTCTTGACAGCAGCGATCTTACGTCTATCTGCTGCATCCCAGTATCCTTTTGTTTCGAGGTATACATGGTTTGGCAATACAAAATCAGGGTGGTAATTATGCTGAATGGTATAAGGAACCTTACATGATTCATATTCAAAACTAACTCCTAGTTCTTTTAAAAGATTGGCAACATTCTCTTCAAGCTTAGATCTAAATTTTATTTTTTTATTTTCCTTAAGTTTATCGTAGGCTTTCTGTGCCCACTCTAAGGATTCTTCTTTAGAAATCTTCTTCTTCTTCGACATTTTCTATGGGTGGTTCACTAGCTTTAAAGCCTTTAGTCTTACCAAATAGATCAGCTACTTCGTCCTCGCCAAGCTCTCCAGAGTCGATACCAGCTCCATCAGATTTAACTGAGACAACCTGTACGCCAACGAGCTTAAGAGAACTGCCATAAGTAACCCCATCCCTGAGTATGTAAGGCTTTTGGAAGAAACCAAGTTTAACAGTAGATCCTGCATATAACGGTGTTTTCTTATCTGTAACGGGTGTTCCCTCTGTATCTACTACAGGAGGTCTCTTATCCTCACCCCAAGAGAATTTAATTTTATACTTTCCATCCGAAACTTCTTCCCATGGTGTAGGTTTTAGGGTAGCTCGTTTTGGATTCTTGAGCTTAGACTCGGCCCATCTTAAGACCTCTGTCCTCTCAGTTTCTAGCTTATCGGCTACATCTGAGCCGACCACAGCCGAGAGTGAATAACCAAACTTTCCAGGTTCTAGGATAGCTTGAAATCCCTCAAGTGTAACTTCGTCCGTAACGTGTACGTTCTTTGGCATTTTAACAAAAAAAGTAAGTTGAATCTATCACCGACTCAGGCTTAAGGTCGCCTATGATCGGTGGTTCTGTCTCTGCCCCTATCTGTGAGGCAAAGTCGTTGAGATAATCATGCTCTGCGAAGAGATGCATGTATGTCTCTCTTATTATAGCCGATAGCTCGTCCATGTCAACTGATTGTGTGAGAACGCTGTCATGGATAAGTGCAATTGGCTTATCAAATTTATCTATACTTAGGTGCAGGAGTGATGCATCTAACGAATGAATAAGATTAGGTGCAGTAGCAGCTCTATGTCTATTAATATCTACTTCATTACTATCATGTGTCGCCACATCAATCTGGCAACGACCAAGTAATTGTAGATTGAATACTTCTATTTGCTTTTTCATACAACGCTGATTTACTACAAATCCAGACGGTGTAATCCAACCTAATTCAGTATTAATAGGTGCTAATCTTTTTTTCTCTGGCTCTTCTTCAGTAGGACAAGGAATCCATCCATGTTCTCCACGTTTAATAGCCTTACTAACTTCATCTTCAATCCATTTCATTACCTTCATAGGGCCAGGGACAACCTTTTGCATAGCGTCCCTGACAGCCTGTACGGTAACTGTTAGATCTTCCTTGTCGATCTCAATTCCTTTTTCCAATAGAGCATCACGAATATATGATCTATTGCTGTAAGGTTTAGCATTGTAGGGTATTGTCATAACGGTTCTTTTAACCGTCTTCCTATCCATTACTTCTCGTATGTGCATAGGACAATTAGGTTTGGCAACATCCGCTACAACCTTATATGCGTCTTGTGGTCTTTCAGAAGGCAACACATTGACGAGTTGTGCTGTCTTTTTATCTCTCGCTAATCCTGCGAGGATCTGAAGACCACTACATGTAG